TTATTTTGAAATGTCCAGAGGAACAAGGTTTTGTTTTACAGTTAACAATTACAATGACAAAGACATTGAATTCTTTGAAAACACAGACATATTCAAATACGTATGTTTTGGAAAGGAGATTGGTGAAAACCTAACTCCTCATCTACAAGGTTATCTTGAATTCCATAATGGCACAAGATATTCAATCAAAGCATGTATTAAGAAGTTACAAGATGCAGGCTGCACTTGCAAACCACACCTAGAACTTGCAAGAGGAACTGCAGCTCAAGGTATCGAATACTGTGAAAAGGATGGTGTCTTTTGGGAAAAAGGTGATAGACCAAAAGGACAAGGTAAGCGCACCGATATTGACAATGCCGTTGAAATGTTATCTAACGGACAATCAATGCAGGATGTCGCTCTGAATCACCCAACAGTGTTTGTGAAATTCCATCGGGGCTTAAGAGAATACCAATTAATAACCCAAAGACGTCGGAATTGGAAGACGGAGATCTTTTGGTTTTGGGGACCAACTGGAACTGGGAAGTCCCGGTGGGCATGGGAGACTTATCCGGATGCATACGGGAAAGCTGCCGGAACGAAGTGGTGGTGTGGCTACACGGACCAGGATATAGCTATCATAGACGATTTCAGACCATCGAAGGAGATGCCCTTCAATTTCATATTGAACCTATTCGACAGATATCCACTCCTGTTGGAGACAAAAGGGGGACAAGTGCAATGTCTATTTCAGAAGATTATAGTGACATGCCCATATTCCCCGAAGGATATGTTAACACACCTAGATTGGATAGGTGCGGAACAAGGGACACAATTATTGAGGAGAATCGATCATATCGTTCAATTTCCCCAACTTGCAGTGAATTTTTTGGAGAGGCGTACGGAACAGATTGGCTAGATAGTTTAGTTAATGATCTTAATTATTAAGCATCTTCATAGATCATCTGAACTAAACCTAAGTAACTACCTACGTTAGTAAAAAAGATAGCACCATCAGTCTGTGTAGTGCCGATACCAATATACAATGTGTCATTGGTACAAGAGCCAACAGAATCATCAAACATCAAATTCTTCTTGACATGTTTAGTCAAGTCTATATTTAATGTACGATTTGGATTGATACTCGAAGTTGCTGCAACTGTTGACAAACTAGTTACAGGATTAAACATCAACAAACGTCTTCGAAGACAAAGCGTAAAAAGATCCGAATTGACATACCTCAACCCGTCTAAGATTGCCCCATTATATTGTTCAGAACTTGAATCATTCTGAAGGAAATAGGTCATATCTATAGCAGGAATAATGCCCGAATATGATGTCTGAAACTTTGGTTTAAAGATGTAGACATCAACATAAGTTGGAGAAGCATTAGCACCAAGATTAGACATAGTAATAGCCAATCGCAAATTAAACTTCTTTACTTTGACACGATTACCAATACGTGTACTCTGAGTAGTGCCTTGACCAATCTGAGGAATTAATTGCTGTATATGAGTATCATCAATTGTCTGAGTCAAGTTCATCTGAGCCAACTCAGTATCCTTAATCTTGTTCTCAACATTACGGGCAATTTCTCTACGGATTAAGTTTTTAATCCCACCTTTCTTTTTAGAAGCTGAACGACGCATGTAAGAGCCTCTCTTGCCCTTAAAAGGACGTCGCATGCGAGCTCGAAATTTACGCTTATACGCCATCGACAAATTTTTCAAATTATGGTAATTAGGTATTGACCTAAGGTAATTTGACCTAAAGTGGCGAGGTAATACTAAGCCTGCGGCTTTCTCGCCATCGACTTTTGAAGACATGCAAGGGGGACCGTGCCCCCCCTGCGGCCCCCTCCGGGAATTAGGAAACCCCTGACGGGTGCCCTACGGGCTTACACGCTCCGCACCCCCACTGGGGTGGGGCCCCCTGCGAGAGCTATTTTTTTCTAGTGTGTGGAGGTTGGTGGGTGGGAAGGGGATGGGTGGAACGGAGATAACTGAAAAAATAACCCTTAAAGATACGTTATTTATTTCATTATTAAAATCATTATTTTGAAATGTCCAGAGGAACAAGGTTTTGTTTTACAGTTAACAATTACAATGACAAAGACATTGAATTCTTTGAAAACACAGACATATTCAAATACGTATGTTTTGGAAAGGAGATT